ACTTTTTACCTGACGAGCTTCTGCGTATCTATCAGGCGATAGGTACTCATTTCGTATTATATAAGCTAACTGAGCCCTACGCGCTAAAGGTCGAAGATGTAATGAATATTTATAATTTAGATTGTGATGACTGACCGCGAGTTCTGGGTTGCGATCCGTGCGGCGCTGCTGGCAACCGCTCCCAGACCCGCCAAAGGAGGTGCATAGTTGTAATTAGATACAAAATGTGCTAGAATAAAGCAAAGTGTCTATTAACCAATAAAGGAGTTCAAGATGTTACCACAAGTAATAGCAGGTGCGTTAGGCGTTGCAGTATCCGTTGTATTCGAGATATTCCCCAAAGCGAAAGATGAATTTGATAAACACTTCACACCAGGGCAGAAGGCGTTAGCTATGGCGGGAGGCGGTCTTGCCGTAGTTGGTGTAGTATTCGGGTTAGGCTGCGCTAACCTGTTCGGGCTTCAAGACGTGTACGCCTGTTCGGGCGATGGCGCTCAGGTAGCGTTCGTTTCCTGGGTTGCCTACTTTATGAGTAACCAGTCGGCATTTGGGGTATTACACGCCGCTAAGAAAGGGCGTGAGCAACCGGCAGGATAACCGCCGATGCCAGGGACAGACGGCAACCAGCGAGTTACCAATGCTATTATCGGAATAAAGATCGACAACCTAACAGATATTGTAGAAAAGAAAATCGATGATGATAAAAAGCGCGTCGATAAGGTTGACATCAAGATTCACGCGCTTGAAATCGAACAGACCAGGCTAAAAACCATCGTCGGTGTCTGGAACAGCATTAACTCGCTGGGTATTATTGCGTCTACTGCGATTAAGGGATTCATAAATGGCGGGTGACAACGGACGAATCACATGGACGAATGAGCGCCGTAAACTTGGCGAGCTTATACCCTGGCCCATAAACCCCAGGCAGATCAAGAAGGACGAAGCCGAGCGGTTGGGTAATTCACTTGCTATATTCGGGCAGGTACAAACGTTGGCTATTTCGCCGTCGAATGAAATCTATGACGGGCACCAGCGGAAATTCGTATGGAGCGCATCTGAGAAGTTTGGCGCGGATTATGTTGTAGATGTGCGGGTAAGCAATCGAGAGTTGACCGAGCCGGAGCGCAAGCAGTTGTCGATTTATCTTGGTAAAGGCACGTTAGGCGATTTTGACTTTGATGGACTGGCTAACAACTTCGAGGTTGATGACCTGCTGGATTGGGGGTTTGATGCTAAGGAGTTGGACCTTGACTTGTGGAACGATGAACCGGTAGACGATCCGGGCGCGCAGATTGACCGGGCGGAGGAGTTGCGGGAGAAGTGGGGGGTGAAGCGTGGTGACTTATGGCAAATAGGCAATCACCGCATTATCTGTGGAGACTGTACCGACCCGCTGATAGTTGCTGTGTTGATGGAAGATGTGAAAATATCCCTAGTGTGGACAGACCCGCCTTATGGTGTGAAGTACGGCGATAAACTTGAGGCTGCGAACCCGATGGGCTATCGGGTTCGCACTATTGAAAACGATGATTTACCAGAAGATGAGCTTGAGGAGTTTATCAGGAGTGCATTTGCGATTGCTGCTGAGTTTAGCGATCCGGGCGCGGCGATATACGCAGCGTGCCCGCCGGGCACGCCGCTACCAACGGCGATTGCAGCCTTTGTTGGTAGCGGCTTTGAGTTTCGCTGGCAGTTGGTGTGGGTAAAAGACCAGTTAGTGTTGAGCCGGGCGGACTATCACTTCAGGCACGAGAATATTCTTTATGGCTGGAAACCAGATGGCGCACATTATTTTACTGCTGACCGAAAGCAAGACAGCGTGTTTGAGATACCGCGCCCGAAAGTAAGTGACGAGCATCCAACCATGAAGCCGATTGAACTCGTTGAAGCCATGATTGGTAATTCAAGCAAGAGCGGTGACGCGGTCTACGACCCCTTCCTCGGCAGTGGCACAACCCTCGTAGCCTGCGAGCGTCTCAACCGAATTGGGCGCGGCGTTGAAATATCACCGGCATACTGTGCGGTAGCAATTCAACGGCTCGTTGATATGGGATTAGAAGCGGAGTTAGTATAAATTATGGCTAATGGTAAAGGCGGACGTCCTAATGGATTTACAGCAAAGGAGTTCATTGACGCAATACCCGGCACAGGCGGGGTTATGAGCGTTATTGCTCAGCGCGTCGGCTGCCATTGGCACACCGCTAAGAAGTACATTAGCGAGCATCCAACCGTACAGCAGGCGTACCAGAATGAGAAACACGCGGTGGATGATAAGGCGGTGTCTAATATCTTCGCTGACATATCGAAGGGAAGTATCGAAACGTCAAAATGGTGGGTGCGTATGAAGTTAGGTGATGAGTTCGCACCTACGGAGCGCAAGGAAGTAGCAGGCAAAGTCGAAATCATCGAAGTGGTGAGAAGTGACCCATGACCTTGTTAGCGTGTCAGGAAACAAAGCGACTATCAAACCTCATGCTGGCCAGTTGCAGGCATGGGACAGTGATCGTCGGTTCGTGTTCGTTATCGCCGGGACCCAATCCGGTAAAACGTCTTTTGGTCCCTGGTGGTTATATCGTGAAATAGAACGCTGTGGAGCTGGCGATTATTTAGCTGTCACCGCAACGTATGATCTTTTCAAATTGAAGATGCTGCCGGAATTGCGGCGGGTGTTCATTGACCTGATTCCCGGCTGGGAATGGAGAGCGGGCGAGCGAGTGATAACGAACGGCGAGAGCCGTATCATTCTGAGATCCGCCAATACTCCTGAAGGATTAGAAGCAGCGACCGCCAAAGCCGCATGGTTAGACGAGTGCGGGCAGGATAATTTCAGGTTAGAGAGCTGGGAAGCGAGCCAGCGTCGGTTGTCGCTCCATCAAGGGCGCGCACTTGGGACCACCACGCCGTATAACCTGGGCTGGCTCAAAACGCAGGTGTTCGACAGATGGCGAGCTAAGGACCCGGACTTTCAGGTGGTACAATTCAAAAGTACCATGAACCCCGCATTTCCGGTTGAGGAGTACGAGCGAGCTAAGAAGGTGCTTCCCGCCTGGAAGTTTAATATGTTTTACAATGGCGAATTTACCAGGCCAGCAGGAATGATTTATGAGTGTTTCAATGATGACCTGCACAAGGTTGCACCGTTCGAGATACCCGCTGAATGGCCTCGATATGTGGGCGTGGACTTTGGAGCCGTCAATACTGCGCTTATTTGGATCGCTGAGGATGTGAAGCGTAAGGCATATTATGTTTATCGCGATTATTTACAGGGCAATAAAACCACGAACGAACATGCCAGGATTGCGTTAGAGTATGCGGAAAAAGAACGGGTCGTGAAATGGGCTGGTGGTGCGAAATCCGAGAAACAACAGCGTTGGGATTGGAGGGCTGCGGGTGTGCCGTTGCAGGAGCCTGTTATCGTGGACGTTGAAGCCGGAATAGACAGAGTTATTAAATTATTCAAGAGTAAGCAATTATTTGTATTTGACACCTGCACCGGATTGCTGGACGAAGTAGGCACTTATGCGAGAGTGTTAGACGATATGGGACAACCAACGGATAAGATAAAAGACAAAGAGACTTTTCACCGGCTGGATGGATTACGGTACATCATTCAGCATCTTGATTATCCAACAGGCGCGGGATTAGTAGCATTTTCAGGGTAGGTAATTATGAACATTATACAGAAATTCTTAGCGGGAAATCCGATAAGGGAAACATTCAAGACTAATGCGGTTGTAAACCCGTCCCCCTGGCTGACGGCAACCGCACAGGCGGAGAAGTTCAACATTCCAAGCGGGTCATTATACGAGAACCAGGCGGGATTATATCAATGCCTGTCATGGGTGCATATTGCCGTCAAGGTGGTATCGCAATCGGCGGCAGTTGTGAATCTGAGCGTGAAGAAAGAAGCGTCCGGAGAAACAACAGAGAATATTGACAACCATCCGTATGAACTGCTATTGAAGAAACCGAATCCGCTGCAATCGCGTTTCGAGTTCCTAGAAAGCACCTTCGCGTATCGGGCATTGACAGGAAATGCCTATTGGTGGATGAATAAAGCGAATGAGGACGCCGAGCCGGATGAGCTTTGGATCTTGCCGTCTTACAAAGTCGAACCAGTGCCAGATGAACGCATGTATCTCAAAGGCTATCTGTACGATCCTGGGAACGGGAATCGTATCGCAATGGAGCCGTGGGAAGTTGTCCACTTCAAGCAGTTCCACCCGCTAAATTCATTCGTGGGGCTGTCACCCATCGAGGCTATTGCCGTTATAGCGACGGGAGATATTGAACAGCAGAAATGGAATACCGACCTATTTGGAGAAAATAACGCCAGGCTGCCCGGTATTTTAGCGTTTGCGGATATGATTAGCGATTCCGAATGGGAGAAGATAGTTGCAGATACCGCTGATAAAGCTAACAAGCGTCAGTTGATGATGTTGCGCGGCGCTGGTAAAGGTGGCGTTGAATGGACACAGGCGGCAATGTCACAGCGGGATATGGAATTTATCAAGGGGCGGTCGTTCACGAAACAGGAGATCATGGACGTGTACGCGCCTGGGCTGTTTGCTATGCTGTCAGAAACCGCTAATGTGGCTAATGCGACGGTGGCAAAAGCTACATTCAACGAATACTGCTTGTGGCCGTTGCTGGACAGTGCTGGGCAGAAACAGACCAATGATGTATTGCTAGTGTATGGCGATAACCTGGTTGCGGAGTTCGATGACGTTCGAGTGACTGACCGAGTATTGGAGTTATCAGAACAAACGGAATATAGCAGGACGCATACCATCAACGAAGTGCGAGAGGAGTATTACGGCGATGAACCGTTGCCAGACGATGACGAAAGAGGTAATATGTTCCCCGTTCAGGTGGCAGCCGAGCCGGTTGGTGACGGCAGCGAACCAGAGGAAGAGGAGCAAGAGCAACCGCCACAGTTAGCGGGTTCTCTATTCGGTCAGGAAGTGCAGGTAGCAGACGAGGAAGTTGACGAAGAAATGAAACGCTGGAAACGGTTTGAGATCAACAGGTTCGGCAAGAAAGATAAGCGGGAGTTCAAATGTGAACGAATACCCCAAAACGTCCAGGAACAAATTAGAGCGAGTTTAGAAGATGCCCATACAGTGGATGATATTGAGAACGCTTTTAATTCACTGGGCGCACAGGTGGTTGACCAGACCACCACAAAACAACTGTTACAGGGACTACATGATGCGGTTGTGGTAGTTAGAGAAGGCGAATAATGCTATCCGCTCCCCACCACGCGCTATTCGCAACCATTCAGGACACAACCGACTACCTGGACACTCAGGGCGTGGACTATTCGCACATCATAAAGCGGCGCGATCCCAAAGAGCCGGGGCGAAGGCGGAAAGAAGCTGCGGAAGTTGCGCTGTACCGCTGGTGCCGCCGCTATTGGCGCGCGCAGAGTAAAGCGATCAGGGAGAAGCTATCCTTCAAATACCCGACCAGAAAAGCGATTGAAGCACCGCCCGACGTTGAGTGGATAA